CTTCGTCAACGTCTTTCATCATCAGCTTGAATGACTGCTCTGAGAGCGTTTTTCGGGCAATCTCGACCATGCTCTGCGCGGAGCACAAATCGTCCTGCGAGCACACGTCCTCGATCGGGTGAAACCGCTGAATCCAACGTTCGGCAGTCCGGCAAATTTCGCGGTTCTCCTGCTGAATGTACAGGCTCTCCGTGACCTCCAGCTCCGTGAAGTCGAGCAGCGCGTCGGGGTCTCGGGCAAACACGCCGGAGCCGGACGCCCTGTCCATGCTGCGCTTGCCGCCCTGAATGCCCTTGGAATGATGGTGACAGTAGATGACCGCGCAGCCCAGCTCCGTGCACACCTTGTCAAACTGGTTGCAAAAGCGCGCCATCTGTTCGGCGCTGTTTTCGTCGCCGGTGAGCACCTTGTAGATCGGGTCGATGATCACGGCGATAAAGCCCTTTTTGGCGGCACGGCGTATCAGCATGGGCGCGAGCTTGTCCATCGGGACAGACAGACCGCGCAGGTTCCAAATATCAATGTTTCGGATATTGTTATGCGGCACGCCGAGCGCCTTGTAGACGTCAACAAAGCGGCGAAAGCAGCTCGCCTTGTCCAGCTCGAGATTGACATACATCACCTTGCCCTGCGCACAGCCGAAGCCCAGCCACGGCACTCCCTCGGCGATGGAAACGGCAAGCTCGATCAGCGCAAAGGATTTGCCTGCCTTTGGAGGACCCGCGAGCAGCATTTTGTGTCCCTGACGGAGCACGCCGTCGATCAGAGGCGGCGCAAGCGGCGGCGGATCGTCAAAATAATCGGCGAGGTTTTCAAAGTCCGGCAAATCGTCGTGCAGGCTCTCCATGCTGTCAAACCATTCGTCCCAGCTTTTTTTGCCGAGGTGCGTGTCGATGATATACTGTTTTTTGTCGCCGCGCGTCACGCCCGGCAAGCGGCTCAGGCGTGACGGATTGCGGTTTTGCCGGTCGATTTCGAGACCGTTTTTGCGGCAGATATTGTATAGATAATCCACGCGGCGGCGGTATTCCTCATAGCTGTCCGCGTCGATTTTGACAATGGCGTGAACGGACTTGCCGCCGCTGTACACCAGCACGGCGACGGGCAGCTCCAGCTCGCGGATCAGCGCGTTTTGCTGTTCAAGCGGCAGGGTGTCGGACTCGACAAGCGCATAGCGAAAGGCGGTGACGTTCTCGTTTTTTACGCCCTTGCCGTCGAGCGGATTGAAGCGAATCCATGCGCCTGCGTCGGGGTTGTAATCGCCGAACACCGCGCCGACGTCGCCGCCGCAGGTCTTTAGCCTGTCGAGCAGCTCCTTTGCCGTGCGGTCGCAGCAGCCCTTTGTCGGGCAGTGCCTGACCTTGCCGTCCTCGTTCTTTTCCCAGGTGTCGGTGACATAGCCGACATAATCGTCCGGCTCGAACAGGGTTTCAAGATAGAGAGAGATCTCGCGCACAGGGTCCCATGTGTCCGGCTCGCGCAGCGGTTCACCCTCGCCGCTTGCCATCTGTTCGATCTCAAAGTTGATTTCATCGTCCCAGCCGAGGGCGCGTGATGCATGCACCGGCAGCCCGCGCTCCTTTGCCATCTGCACCAGCGTGCCGCCGGTGACGGGCGTTTGGGCGCCGTTGAAGGTCTCCCATTTGCGTTCGCATTCCCCCGGATGATAGCGGCAGTCGGCACGGCTCCAGTCGTCCCATACCGCGCAGTCAAAGCCCTCCGCCTTGAGCGCCATGCCGACGTTGACCCACTCGGTATAGGTCAGCTCCGACGGCGGAATATAGCTCAGTATTCTTTGTATATCGTTCACGCGCTCGCTCCTTCATGGTAGGTGTTGGGGTCGATGCTGTAGGGCACGCGCCAGCCGTTGGCGGCGATGCGGTCAATCAGGCTTTTGGCGTCGGCAAACTGCCATGTGCCGACGTGGCGGAAGCCCTTGCTCTCCAAAAAGCGGATTTGCTTGGGCGTTGTCAGCCCTGCCGCACGGCGCTTGCCCAGCCGGTCAAGCAGCAGCTTTGCCTTGCCTGCGTTCTCGATTTGGTCGGGAAAAATGCCGAGCTTTTCGAGCGCCTGCCGCTGTGCCTCGGTCGGCGGCGACATCTCCCAGCCAAAGGACGGGACATAGCTCGTCAGATCCTCCGCCTGTATCGACATTTCAAATTGCAGCGGGTCAACCAGACGGCGCTTGCGTGTGCGCATTTCGGCGAGCGCTTCGGCAAGCGCTTCCTCGCGCTGTGCCACCACATCGCTCTCCGCCTGTTCGGCGGCTTCTTCAATATCGACGGCACAGCCTGCCTGTTCGGCGAGCTTTTCGGTCATTTTTTCGGCGACCTCTGTGCTCTCGCAAATCAGGTGCGCCGGACGGCAAAGCTCATGGCGCTCGGTGTGCCAGAGGAAGTCGAGCAGCAGCAGCTCCGTTTTTCCCTTGCACAGCCGGGTGCCGCGTCCCACCATCTGACAGTATAAGCCGCGCACCTTGGTCGGACGGAGCACAATCACGCAGTCCACCGAGGGACAGTCCCAGCCCTCGGTGAGCAGCATGGAGTTGCACAGGACGTTCGTTTTGCCGCTCTCAAAGTCGGCGAGCACTTCGGCGCGGTCGCGGCTGTTGCCGTTGACCTCGGCAGCCCGAAAACCGCGCGCGTTGAGAATGGCGCAGAACTTTTGCGAGGTGCTGACCAGCGGCAAAAACACCACGGTTTTGCGACCGGTGCAGTAGTGCTGCATTTCATCGGCTATCTGATACAGATAAGGCTCCAACGCGCTGCCGACGTCGCTCGCCTTAAAGTCGCCTGCCTGCGTCGTCACGCCGGACAGGTCGAGCCTGAGCGGGATCGTGACCGCCTTGATCGGGCAAAGATAGCCCTCTTTTATCGCCTGCGGCATGGTGTATTCATAGGCAAGACTGTCAAACACCTGCCCGAGATTTTTCATGTCGCCGCGGTCGGGCGTCGCCGTGACGCCGAGCACCCGAGCAGCGCTGAAATGATTGAGGATCTTTTGATAGCTTTCGCTGAGCGCGTGGTGAGCTTCGTCGATGATGATGGTATCAAAATAACCGGCGTCAAACTGCGCCAGCCGCTTGTCGCGCATCAGGGTTTGCACCGAACCGACAACAATCCGATACCACTGTCCGAGGCAGGAGCTCTCCGCTTTTTCGACGGCGCAGACAAGCCCCGTTGTTTTAAAAATCTTGTCCGCCGCCTGTTCGAGCAGTTCGCCGCGGTGCGCGAGAATGAGCACTCTGCCGCCCATCCGCACACAGTCCTCCGACACCTTGGCGAATACGATCGTTTTTCCGCAGCCGGTAGGCAGGACGAGGATCGTCTTGCTGTTTCCGGCTCGCCACTCCTCAAAGATCCTGTCCTTTGCCTGCTGCTGATAAGGGCGCAGCTCCATCAGAAGCTGCCCAGTTTCCAACCGCTCGCGGCAGGTGCGGACGGCTGCTGATAGCTTGGCTGCTGATAGCTTGGCTGCTGATAGGCAGGTGCGGACGGCTGCTGATACGCTGTCTGCGCGGCAGGCTGCACCACCTGCACAAATTCGTCGTAGGCATAAAACCTTACAATTTCGTTGGATGTGCCCTCGCCGCCGTCCTTGCGTTTGAAGGTGCGGACGCCGACGTGACAGTTGCCGGTTTTTCCCGCTGCCGCTGTCCAGTTCATACGCAGCGGCTCGCCATGCTTTTTCAAGCCGATAGACAAAAAGAACTGCGACAGCTTCCATTCCAGCGAGGAATGCAGCACCAGGTTTTCAACAATCTCCTTATCATATTCCGCGCCGTGAACGGTCAGCATGACCTTTGCCATGTTGCAGGGCGGCAGCTTTCCGCCGCCGCTCGAACGCGCACGCTCTATCTTGGCGACCGTGAACGAATAGTCGCCCTCGGGCAACGGTTCAAAGCTCCCTGTTTCGTCTGTTATTTCATCATCCCAGTTTAATTCTCTTTCAAAATCTGCCATTTTAATCTCCTTCCATTGTGAATGGTAAATCGTTGTTATTCAAAATCATGTTATAAACCTGTTCCCATGCGCCCACCAGAACGCCGCTCACAAAGTCCGGCGGATAAGCGGAGATGGGTGTATCAAACGGAAAATAGCCGCGCTGGCTGACGGCAAGGCGAATATCCTCCTCCGTGACGCTGTTCTGCTGCATGAGCTGTGCAAGCTCGGTCGGGATCCCCGGCGCAGGCTGCTGTCTGACCTCGGGCTGCGGTGTGTCCGTCAGCCGTTCGATTTCGGCAGACACGGGCTGCGCGACAGGCTGTGTGACCGGCTGCGCGGCGAAAATGTGCGCGACTGTGCCGTAATCAAAGGGCAGCATGTCCGCCAGACCGTGGCGGTTCTTTGCGTCCCAACAGGGGTGATGGGTCGTGTACATCACGCGCTCACCGCCCTGTGCCTTGAACTTTTTGCCCTTGTCGTCCGCCGCCACGGCAACGGTCTTGTAGTTGGCAAACAGGAGCAAGTCCGCCCATTCCTTGACCAGCGGAGAGATGAGCGAGCCGGTCTTTTTGCCGAGCTTCAGCTCCCAGCGGTCATATTCGCCGAACTCGTCGGGCTGCGTGAACTTGCGCAGCTGCGCGTGTGCGGTCAGCACGACGTTGACGCCTGCGTCCACAACCGCTTCCAGACTGCCGAGCAGGCGGTTGAACTCCTCCATCTCGTAGACATAGCCGTTGCCGTAGCCAAAGTCCTCAATGCCGCGCTTGTTATGCGTGGCGCAGA